GGAGCGCGCCGACCGGGCGTGCAAGTTCATGCAGGCAATGCCGCACACAAAGGGGCGGTGGGCCGCGAAGCACGAGCGCCTTGTTTTCCAACCGTGGCAGGTCTTCATCGAGGCCAATCTGTTCGGTTGGGTCAGCGCTGAGAGCGGGCTGCGCCGTTTCCGCGAGTCGTATGAGGAAGTCCCGCGCAAGAATGGCAAAAGCATCCGGCTCGCTGCGCGCGGAATCTACCTGTTCGCGGCCGATAATGAGTCCGGCGCGGAGGTCTACAGCGGCGCGACGACTGAAAAACAGGCGCATGAAGTGTTCCGTCCGGCGTGGCAGATGGTTCAAAAACTGCCGGGTCTGCGTGATCGATTCGGGATTGACCAGTCTGGCAACCCAAAAAACCCCGGCCCGATGTACGTAATGGAGGACATGTCGAAATATGAGGCGTTGGTTGGCAAGCCGGGCGACGGTTCGAGCCCGCACGCGGCGCTGATCGACGAGTATCACGAGCACGACACTGACCATATGGTGGACGCAATGCAAACCGGCATGGGCTCGCGCGAGCAGCCGCTGCTCTGCATCATCACGACGGCCGGCTCGAATATGGGCGGGCCGTGCTATGAGAAGCGGCGGGACGTGTGTCGAATCCTTGAGGGGCAGGTTCGAGACGACCGCATATTCGGCTACATCGCAGGCATTGACGACGACGACGCTTGGGACAACCCGGCATCGTTGGTAAAGGCCAACCCGAATTACGGCATTTCCGTGTTCCCCGAGTTCCTGCAGGCGCAGCTAGAGCAGGCAAAGCGCAGCGCATCGAAGCAAAACGCATTCAGAACCAAGCATCTAAACCAGTGGGTCGGCGCTCGGACAGCGTGGATGAATATGCTTGTGTGGCAAAGGCAACGGCGGGCCTTCGATCTTGAGGACTTCACGGGCTGTCCGTGCTGGGTCGGCGTCGATTTGGCGTCGAAGCTGGACGTTGCGGCTGTCGTAATCCTGTTCGTGAAGGGCGCGGAATATTTCGTGGTCCCGAGGTTCTATGTGCCGGAGTCCACGCTGCAGCAGAACGAAAAATATCTGGACTTCGTGACTGGCGGCCACATGGTCCCGACTCCGGGAGACATGACCGATTACGAGTTCATCGAAGCCGAACTGTTGCAGCTTTCGCGCGTTGCCGAAATCCGGGACGTAGCATTCGACCCCGCGCAGGCGGCATACCTGATGACTCGCCTAGGCAAGGCCGGATTGCCTGTGATCGAGATGGCGCAGAGCGTCAAGAATCTGTCGGAGCCAATGAAAGAAGTTGAGGCGCTGACGGTTTCGCGTAGACTGTGGCACGACGGCAACCCCGCGATGACGTGGATGATCGGCAATGTGGTCGCGCGCGTGGACGCGAAGGAGCACATCTACCCGCGCAAGGAGACCCCTGCCGACAAAATCGACGGGCCAGTTGCGCTGATTATGGCAATGGGACGGGCGATGCTCCAGAATGACGACGCCGGAAACTTCGACGAATACCTCCGCAACCCATTAGGGCTCGCATGAACTTTTGGCAAACGATGTGGAGCCCAATACGTAGCGTCTTCGGGCGCCAGCAGGGCAGCGGGACGCAGGACCCCGGCCCCGGCAGCTACGCATCGCCGTCCGCAGTGCTCGTCACCGAAGATACAGCCCGGCAGTTGTCCGCCGTCTGGGCCTGCGTCCGGCTGATATCGCAGACCGTTGCGAGCCTGCCGATAGTCGTGTATCGCAAGGGGCCGAACGGCCGGGAAGTGGTCACCGACCATTGGTTCCCTCAGATGATGGCGAGCCGTCCGAATTCCTACCAGACGCGCTATGAGTTCTGGGAACAACAGATTGCAAACCTTGCAATGCACGGCAACCTATACGCGCAAAAGACCGAGTTGGGTGGCGTCATCCGCGCCCTGCTGCCTTTGAACCCGCTGCAGGTCGAGACCAAACTCGTCGCCGGCAAGGTCGTCCACATTCTTACTACAGACGGCAAGGTCACGGTGTTTGCCGCCGAAAGCGTCTGGCACGCCCGAATGAACGGCGATCTGATCGTTGGGCGCTCGCCGCTGCAGTTCGGTCGCAACATACTGGGCATTGCGCAGGCTGCTGAGCAGGTTGTCTCGAAGATTTATTCGAATGGCGGCAAGCCTTCCGGCGTGCTGACCCTCGACAAGTTGCTGACGCCTGAGCAGCGCAGGATGCTGAGCAGTAACTACAGCGCGCTCACCGTCGGCGCGGACGACCGTCTGATGGTCCTTGAGATGGGGATGAAGTTCGATCCCGTATCTATGTCGCCGCAGGACATGGAGCTGCTGTCTGCCCGCAAGCTCCAGATCGACGAGATCGCGCGCTGGTTCGGCGTACCGTCGGTGCTCATCAATCAAAATGAAGGATCGACGACACTGGGCAGCAGCACCGCAGAGATCATCAACTCGTTCTATAAGCTCAATCTGCGGCCGTATCTTGAAGCTATCGAAAATAGCATCGTGGTCAACCTTTTCAGCGAGCCCGACCGCGAGGAATACGAGGTCGAGTTCGACTTTGAAGGCCTTCTCAGGGCCAGCGAAAAGGATAGGTATGAAGGGTACCGCGTAGGGATCACGAGCGCCGTCCTCACCCCGAACGAGGCCCGCGCACGAGAGTACCTGCCGCCGTTGCCGGGTGGCGATGTGCTCATGATTCAGGGCGCGATGATGCCTATCACGGACGCAGGGAGGTCTCCCGAGCCGCAGCCGGTTGGCTGATCGCCAGCGTGAGCATCCCGCAGCAGCTGGGCGGCGGCGCTTTCATGCGGCGCAACGCGGTGCCGGCGGTCGTGGCATTGCGCGGAGTAAGCGCGAAGGTTTCGGTTGGGCGAATCACCGCCCGACAAGGTAATGCGGCGAAGGGTGTGGGAACCATTGCTTTGGCATCCGCCGGGCGTGTAGCTGCAACAGGGACCGCAACTATTCAACTCAAGGCGGCCCGGCTGGTCGCGATGGCTGGCCAGAAGGATGCGGTCGGCACCTGGCCGATCACGGATGAGGAGTTGTTATATGCTCTGCTCTATCAAGCGGCCTAATCCACGACACGCAGAGGGCGAATGAAAATGGAATACAAGACGATCATGCTCGCTGATGCCGAGCTCAAGTTTGCTGCGGATCATGGATTCACCGGCTACGCTGCGAAGTTCGGCGGAGTGGACAGCTACGGCGACACGATTCACGCCGGCGCATTCGCTGGCGTTGCGGGACTCGAGACCGAGGTGAAGATGTATCTGAATCACGGCTGGATCAAGCGTGAGCTGCCAATCGGCAAGATGATCGTGATCCAAGACGATGTGGGCTTGCGCGTGAAGTCCGCCGAGTTCACAAAAGGGATTCGCATGGCCGACGAGGCCGCGCTCGCCGTAAAGCACAAGACGGTGAACGGGCTATCGATCGGATATCAAGTCAACGACGACCGGGCGCCGATCAAGTCCGCCGGCCGGGGCCGCGACATTTACGAGATCGCCTTTCTCAAGGAGGTCTCTGTCGTGGACTGGCCCGCCGACGGCCACGCGCTGATTGATGTAAAATCGTCAATTGCAGATTCAGAGTCACTGAAAGAAATCGAATCCCTGCTGCGTGATGCTGCCGGGTTCAGTCGGGCTGATGCGACGGCGCTGGTGTCGCGTATCAAATCCCTGTCTCACGGTGAGCGTGGGCAAACGAGTGCCAGCGAAACTATCGCAGCAATTTACGCAGCAACCCACAAGCTCACCACAAGGTAGGAATTATGGACACCGAACTGAAAGGCGCGCTCGACGCGCATGGCGCCGCGATCGACGCCGCAATGAAGAAGTACGACGGCCAGATTTCCGACGCCGGCAAGGCCGACAACGAAATCCGGGCGGAAGTGAAAGCCCTGTCCGACAAGTTCGAATCGACCGTCACTGAGATTGGCCAGAAGATGGCGATTGCCGGAGAGCAGTCGGAGCCTCCGGTTACTGCCGGTGCCGAGTTCGTCAAGTCTGCTCAGTTTGCCGCGCTCCTTTCGGGGCAGGTCAACACTGCTCGCGTCGAGGTG